CCTCAATTATTTCAGGCACTGGTTTGGTAGCACCAACTTTCTAATCGAAAGTTAAACAATTGTAAGAGGCGGGTCTTTCTCCCCCGACTGGCCCGCCTCTTACTTCTTAAATGATTCGGGGGAATCTATGAAATCAGCACACAAAGTTTCAATTGCAAGTTGTGACCCAGGAACAGTTAATGGCGGGTTTGCATTTAGTTTGATTCAGGTTGCTCAGTCACGATCATCACGACTTGGGCCATTCATTCGCATCAAGGGTTCAGGTTTGCTTTCAAAGCAACGCAACCGTTTGGTGAAACAGTTTTTAGAAACTAAATCTGACTGGTTACTAATGATAGATTCAGATGAGCAACTATCTGTTGAAGCATTTGATAAATTAGTTGAAACGGCACACGACACAGAACGCCCAGTTGTAGCGGGATTAGTATTTGCTAGTTTTGAAACAGGCTATCCATACCCACAACCAGTGCCAACAATTTTTGAAGATACTGCTGAAGGTTTCTTGCCACTAAACAAGTACGATAAAGATTCAGTTTTTCAAGTAGATGCAGCAGGTACTGGATGTTTGCTCATCCACCGCAGCGTGCTTGAAGCAATTCAGGCAGATGCCGACCCACACCAGGGTAAAGATTGGTGCTGGTTTTGGGATGGACCTATCAACGGTGAATGGATTGGCGAAGATTTACAATTTTGCCGCCGTGTTCGCTCTTTAGGTTTTCCAATCTATGTTCACACAGGCGCGATACTGCCTCACTCAAAAAGCTACTGGTTAGATGATAGGCAGCACGATATATGGAACGCATAAAACGAATTTTAAGAATTAAGGTAAAATCAAAGGAAACCGCTACCGCCGTTCCACAACTGGAACGCGCAATGCTTCCCAAAGTAGAAACGAGAATAAAGCGTGGCGATCACTAACGGTTATTGCACACTGAACGATGTAAAGGCAGCTTTGAATCTTGAAGATTCATTGGACAATGCTGCCCTTGAACTTGCCATTGCAACCGCTTCACGCCAAATTGATGATTATTGTGGCCGTTTCTTTTACAAGGATGGCACTGAATTATTGCCTGCAACTCGTTACTACACACCTGACAACTGGTGGATTCTTCCTGTTGATGATTTTGTAAGCGTTACACAGATTGCAACTGATGATTTCTTTGACCAAAACTATTCAACAATTTGGACTGTCTCAGATAGAATGTTTGAACCTGTCAATAATCCTTCCCGTGGATGGCCACGCAACCGCATTTTGGCAATCGGTTCTTATGTTTTTCCACAATTATTGCCGCAATCTGTTCGCGTTAAAGGTGTATTTGGCTGGTCTGAAGTGCCTTATGAGGTAAAAACTGCAGCAAAAATTCAAGCCGCACGCCTGTTCCTGCGTAATCAGTCACCTTTTGGTATTGCTGGCAACACAGATTTGGGAACAGTTCGTTTGGCTGCAAAGTTAGATGCCGATGTTGAGGCACTGCTGCGCCCCCTACGCAAGAACAATGGCTTGGCCGTATAATGTTGCCAAGTGAGGTTAGAAACGGCTTAAAAGCCAACCTAGAGACTATTAAAGGGATGCGCGTTTATGAACTAATCCCTACAGTGCCAGTGGCACCAGCGGCCATTGTCGGCCAATTAGATTTTACTTTTGATTTGAATAATGCCCGTGGTTTAGACCAGGCAAACCTTGATGTTGTTGTTTTGGTTCAGCGTTTTACAGAGCGTACTGCTCAAAACGATCTTGATAAGTACCTTGCAGGCAGCGGAGCTTACTCAATCAAGGCAGCAATTGAATCTGATCTAACTCTTGGTGGCGCTTGCAATACATTGCGAGTTACATCAGCCGAAGCAGGTACTTATGTCTCAGGGGATATTGAGTATCTTTCATACCGTTACCGTCTCACCGTTTGGGGATAAGGAGAAAAATGAGCTACACAGTTACCTCGGACAATTTCGAGGCGAAGAAAAAAGGCGAAACAATCACCGATAAAGAATTGCTTGATCTAGGACTTAACGCAAATGCCCTAGTTGCAGGCGAACACATAAAG